TGATGTTCCTATTGGCTTCATTTTATTATCAGATTCCAATAATTCATCGAAATGATTTTTCATACCTCTATATCCAATAACATTTGTATCTCCTAATTCTGTTTCTGAGAACGCTTTATCTATGGATGCAATTACTGTTTTGATATTTTTTAATGCACCACTTCTTGAAATAGGATCAGGGTCAAATGGAAAACGATACCTATTTAGTCGGATAGAATCAAATACATTATTATTATATATAGAGTCCTCTCCTTTTCGTAATATAGTATTTATTCCATAATCCCATAAATAGCTATACTTTTTTAGTGCGTCCGATATATCTTTAATATTATCTACGATATCCCAGTAAGCTATGCGTGTATCTGGACCCGACTTAATGCGAAAAACCTGTTCAGAACTACTTTTTTTACTAAACGTTTTTTTTAAATTTGTAAAACGCGCAAATATATTGTGTTTACTCATTTTAAGTGTAGAAATATCTAAATATTCTTTGTTATCAAGTTTTTCTACTACAGCCTTGGCTGGTTCTTCTTTACAGGACAAACTCTTACCACCATACTGCGCGAATAAATCAGTAAAGTATTCACGTTTAAAACACAAAGGAAAATCATCATCGTATAACACGATAAAGTTCTTTTTTGATTGTAACCAAGTTTTCAAATGAACTACACTATTATCATATGGATTCAAACCATAACCATGTTTCATAGTATTATACAATATAACAATAAAATATTGTACATAACATAATTAGTCTAAACATAATCATCTAAAATAAATAAGTTTTTTATTTTTTATTTTTTATTAATAATTGTTCATGCAATGAAAGAGAATCACTTTCAAAAAATCGTTTTGTCTGTAATATTTTGAATATAAAATTTTGCAAATTTGAAAGGATGGAACAATAAAGTGGAAAATGCAAAGTGATTTGCGCCAACATTTCTATAAAGATCCATGTCTTTTCTCTCAGTTATCCCTCCCCCTGCAATGATTTCAGAATCTGGATAACGACAACGTATATATGAGATTAGTTTAGTTGCATAAGGTTGTATAGCAGGTCCACTAAGTCCTCCTTCGGGAACAGGTACTGTATTGCAACAATGGAATTGCCGAAATCCCAGTTTATAATAATGGTCTATTGTCTCAAATGAAGTGTATGGAGATAATTTTATGATGCACCATTTGCGTTCTTTATTGATAAACATCTTTAGAGAATCCATGTTATTGTACTGTTTTTGAACATTAGGACAACTAACATTGATTTCAATGTTCATATGAGTAGGTACTTTTTTCAAAAAGGGTTCAATTTCAGAGCTATTCATAATGGCAATACTGCATATGTTGTCATTGGAATAATTTTGAATAGCCCAATCTATCCCTTTATTTCGCAATCCAATTTTATTTACCCATCCTTTATATCTTGGCATGTAACGTAATGTTGAGAGAACTTGTCTCAATAGCCCATCTCGTGGATATAGTGTGAAGCTGCCACAAATAGACATTGTATTGTCTAGGCGTATGTAGTTTCCAAAGGGAGGACTAATGAAAAACATTTATATAGTAACAGTGTTATCTATTTGAACCGTTTCGTGCAATAAAATACAAAAATGAAAAAGACTTGATAGAAAAGAATTCCTATTAAAGAGAATGAAGTACGTTTGGTATATAAAGGAGGACAGTGACAATATTGGATATCAGGTAAGCGAATGGAATTTGTTGCAAACACGAGGTTCTTTGCATTTGGCCTGTACAACCCCATCATACAATCCATCACTTGGACATGGATATAATTTAGAGCGTATATTGCGAATAGCAATAAAGAAATACGTGAATAAAAAGAGAAAACAGAAGTGGTTATGGGTCCGTAAACACTTGTATAAAAACACCGTATTGTATGACGATGTATTGTCAATAATAACTGAGTATATGTAAATAGTTGTATATTATAATATCATTATAGAGTAAATATGTTTTGTTGTGCTTCCATGAAAAAAGTAAAGTATCAACAAAGAGAGAAGAATGAATTATCTGTGGAAGAAATTATGAAACTGTCTGAAGAGATTACAGCAAAACAGCTAGGTATTGGTATGGATAGATATAATTATTTAAAAACATTAGGAAGTATTGAAATATTATTTTTTTTGAAACAGCAAAAATATGATTTAAACGATAAAAATGTAGAAATATTTTTAAAAAAACAAAAAAAGCCCAAATGAGTGGTTCGCTTCGCTCACGGTGCGGCCGAAGGACGCACACACTACCAGTATGAATATATTAGAATAAGTTGCATCATCCATTCAGTACCATAATGTCTATATCATTTTTCAAATTTTTCAATAATTCGGGATCCTGACTCTCATATCTATCTTGAAATCCTTCAAAATTGTTTTGTTTTTTTGTATTTACTTTATCTTTATTTTCAGCATATTTATCTTCTAAAATATTGTACCCTTTGTGTACCATATTTTCTATGGCCACTTTGCGATCCATGGTTTTCCATTTTTTATTATTCCCCATAACAGAAGCATAAGGTAGTTTTTTGTTAGTAATTTTGATATTATGATTTTCTGGATGCTGAGGATCAAAATGAATTTTTTCTAAAAGAGCAGGAACTGATTTGTATACTTTTTCAATACACTGAAGGATAGATTTGTCGTCAATATAATCTATATTTTCATTACCAAACGCATTAATATTTATGTGAATATTTTGCTGTTTTTCAATATGTTGAGTATCAATATTAGTACTGTTATTATTGGTGGTACCAGCATGTTTGTCCAATAACATAGCGATTTGTGCTTTCATTTCTTCTATCTCTTTCTTTCTCTCACTTTCGGAATTTTCATACATTCGTTTTAACTCTTCATTTTCAGTACGTAATGTTTGTATCTCTGAAGTAGAACCATTTGATATTTGTGGTTCCTCATTGCTATTATTTGGTATATAAGTACATGTCTGTTTGTGGGAATATAGTCCTTGTCTATAAGAGTAAGACTTTCCACATGGACACTTATATTTACTTTCTTTGTTACCAGTGAAGTGTTTCTTTGTTTTGTAATGTGCTTGTAAGCATTTTTTAGATTTAAAAGTCAAATTACAACTAGTACAACTATACATAATAAATAGGAAAAGTGATATTTATATAGTTATACGGGAAAAAATAATGACAGTAATTTATATTTTCCTAAAATGTAACTATTTTTTCCCATTTTATGTAATGATTCATTGACTTTTTATAATATATAGTAACAAGTATAAAAGTGTATTATATGTTTTTAAGACGTATATGGTAACCGTGAAATAGTTACACCTGTGAGCAACAAATTAATGCCTAAGAAATTGAGGGGGGGGGAGAAAAAATAAAAACAAAAAAGTAAAATAGAAAAAAAAATAATAAGAAAAGTGGAAAAATGTATATGGACAATTATATGTCTCTCAATTTTTTATAATTAACATCTATTATAAAAAATAAAAACGTATTTGATGTAAATAGTTGATAATGAGAGATTCGCTTCGCTCACGGTGCGGCCGAAGGCCGCATACATTACCAGTATGAATATATTAGAAAAAATATTAAGTTGCATCAACCGTTCAATATCATAATGTCTATATCATTTTTCAAATTTTTCAATAATTCGGGATCCTGACTCTCATATCTATCTTGAAATCCTTGAAAATTGGATTGTTTTTTTGTATTTACTTTATCTTTATTTTCAGCATATTTATCTTCTAAAATATTGTAACCTTTGTGTACCATATTTTCTATGGCCAATTTACGGTCTACAGTTTTCCATTTTTTATTATTCCCCATAACAGAAGCATAAGGTAGTTTTTTGTTAGTAATTCTGATATTATGGTTTTCTGGATGTTGAGGATCAAAATGGATTTTTTCTAAAAGAGCAGGAACTGATTTGTATACTTTTTCAATACACTGAAGGATAGCTTTGTCGTCAATATAATCTATATTTTCATTACCAAACGCATTAATGTTGATGGTAATATTATTGTTTTGCGTGTCAATATTAGTATTATTAGTAGTACTAGCATGTTTGTCCAATAACATAGCGATTTGTGCTTTCATTTCTTCTCGTTCCTTTTCAAAATCTAATATTTTTTGCTGCATCAGTTCAATTGAATTTTTTATTGTATTTGTTTCATTTTGTTTGTTACATTTCTTCTTGTGAGCAGACAATCCAGAACTGTAAAGAAACCATTTACCACAACCACAGTTATATCTTTTTGTATTTTCATTAGAAGCCATAATATGTTTTTTGGATGCAATGTGTCTCTGATACGATTGTTTGTTTGAAAATGATGTAATATTACAAGCCTCGCATAAATATACGGTCATTATAATTATATATATTATTATTATTCTAAATTATTATTTTGCTTAAATGTATTATTATTTATCTAATAATTATATTTTACAATGTGTAATATATAAAAAGTATAATTAAATGGCTGTATTAATAGTAATGATTAAATGTTATTATTCTACTATTATTATTTTGCTAGGGGGGGGGAGAAAAAATAAAAACAAAAAAGTAAAATAGAAAAAAAAATAGTAAGAAAAGTGGAAAAATCTATATGGCCAATTATATTTCAAAAAATCATTTTATATGTCTCTCAATTTTTTATAATTAACATCTATTATAAAAAATAAAAACGAAAATATATTTGATGTAAATAGTTGATAATGAGAGATTCGCTTCGCTCACCGAAATATGCGGCCGAAGGCCGCATAAATCATATTTCTTAAAAGGAGGGTGAATAAAATCGGTCACATCCTCCGGATGTGGGCGTAGCCCGACCGATTTTATTCATTTTTTTGGCTAAAGATAATAATTTTCACAAAAAAACTAACAAATTGTAACTGATTTCAATGCCAAAAAGTAATGTAATTATATATTTTTTCCTTACTGTATAAAAATAAATTCATAAAAAATAATTTCCGGTAATAAATGATAACATTTTTGGAATTATTTGTTACAATTATAGTAAGGAAAAAATAAATTCATAAAAATAATTTCCAGTAACAAATGATAATATTTTTT